CACAGGCTTTGTCACGCCTAATGCTGATTTAGTTAGTGGCAACTTTTGCGCTATTGAAAACTTGACTACTGGCGCTTTTTTGTTTCTAGGTGTTATCAACAATGTTGATGTTTCCTATGGCATCCCTTTTGCTGGTGGTGTTGGTCAGGCTGACTTTTTGACCTTTACCGTAGAAGGCGCGTTCAGCCAATTTGGGCGTGTACAAGGCAACAACTATGCAATGGTTGCAGACACGCTTTATGAGCAACTAGCCGACTGTGCAACAGCAACTGGTTTAGGTATTGGAACCCTACCTACTAACACACAGCCAATGGCTGCAACAACAGTATCGAGCACTTGGGGCGACTGGCTAAACAAAGTGCTAGTCACAATAAACGGCCGTATATGGGACTCACAAGCTGTAGGCACCAGCGTTGTCACCCCATTCACGCTTGCCACAGCCACAGTCAATTTTAGTGACGTAGCAAATAACGCCACTAATCAGGTTTATGACCAGATCAGTTTTGGCAGTTACGCCGATAACTACTACACGCAGGTCACTGTTGATCCTGAGTCTTTTGCTGAAGCAACAGTGCAAACAGGCACCGCGCCATTTCGCACACTGCTGACTAACACGTTTAACGCCAGCACTTTACAAGCCACGGACTATGCCAACTATCTGCTGTCTAACTATGACGAACAAGGCCAAGCGCTGTTGTCTATCAGCTGCCTTGCTGAGGCACAGTCAACGTTCAAGCTTGACGAGTTGTTTGCCATTGGCTACCCACCTATTTACCCCGGCACTCAAGTGACTGTTACTTTTCGTGGCACAGTCTTTAACTGTGTTATTGAAGGTGTCAGCATTACGGCCACGCCTGAGTCAAGCCGATACACGTTTTACCTGTCTGGTGCTGATCTAAACGCTTACCTGCTCTTGGATAACACGGTGTTCGGCAAGCTTGATAACAACAAGTTAGGATATTAACTATGGCTATAACGCCCAATACCAATTTTACCACTGGCGCTGTATATACAGCCGCGCAAGCTAACGCGTTCCCGCGTGGCGTAATGGCCACACAAACCCTTACTACAGCTTTTGCCACTACAGCGCCTAACACCACCGCGCAAGCGTCAGGCATGACTCTTACTTTTACAGAAGAAACGGGCCGTATTTATCGCATTACGGCATATACAAACTTTTATCCGTCTGGTGGTTTACAGGCAATCACTTTCCGATTGCTTAGGGGGGCCGTTCAAGTAAGAAAGTTTGACATATCTCCCAATGTGCTTGACACTGCTTTTAGTTTTCCACAGCAATTGTCTTTTATTTACACATCGGCGGCATCTGGCTCAGTTACTTTTTCAACGACTATCAACGCAACATCTACCAATACAGTGGTGCAGGATTACGGGGATGCAACATATTTTCGCCAGTTCACTATTGAGGACATAGGCGCATCGTGAGAAAAACCCTAATTCTATTGGTGTTTATAGCATCATTAACTGCTTGTGCTGATCGTGAACGCCTAAACTGCCGACCCACAAAAAACAAAGCCCTACGCGGCGTAACTGAAACCATCGTGCCAACCACGCCAGCACCGGCATACGGCACAGGAGGCAAATGCTAATGAAACCCGAAAACAGAATGACAAACGAAGAAATAAAAGCACGTCTTATCTTTGTTGTAGCAATCGGCTTGACACTTGCTTTTGTGTTGTCAATTATCTCACTGCTGTACGGCCTGCTGTTTGTGACCCAGCCGCTTGAAGTCTCACCAAATGATGAGTCAGCGTGGATGGTATTGTCGCCAATGCTTGCCACATTGACAGGTGGCCTGCTAGGTGTACTTGCCGGCAACGGACTTAAAAACAATCCTAAAGACCCACCACCAGCGCCATGACAAACCGCGCTTACCCGTACTACCCATCTTGGGATGGCAAAGCCACACAGCCAGTAACAGCCAAACTGGTTGAGCTGTGCAAAGCACGTTGGGGCATGACGTCACTAGGCACCTACGCCAACAGACCCATGCGATCAGGGGCTGGGCTATCTGTACACGCCACAGGTTACGCAGCTGATCTGAAATACAAAGATGAAGCCCAGGCACGTATTATTTGGGACTGGTTTTTAGCCAACAGCAAAGCGCTAGGGCTATGCGAACTGCACTGGTACGCCTACGGCGAATACGGCGCTGGCTACAGGTGCTCACGTGGCGAAGGCAAAGCTGGCGTAAAGATTTACACAGCAGACGACAATGCCGGCAGCTATCAAGGCAACCCAAACTGGTTGCATATAGAACTAGCCAAGCAAACACCAGAGCACTTTGAGCAACAATTTCGAGCGCTTAAATAGGACTCACAGCCACTGTTTGAGCAGTGCTGTGGCTAGGTGGTGGGTACTTTGTTTCCATTGGGTATCCACCACCGCTTTCTAAAATTGTGTATAGTCACCAGTAGCCACTCAAAGGGCAGAAAGTCAGAGGAAACATGACATACACCGAACTACCACTATTCAGGGCTACAGACCCTGAAACATCACGGCAGGTAAGCCCACTACGAGTAGGCACCCACCGGGCCTTACTGCTGGAACAGTACTTTTACGCATCTTTGGGGCTGACCGATGAAGAAGCAGGGATGCGCGCTGCACTGGCTGGCCACGAAATAAAGGGCTACTGGAAGCGCTGTTCAGACTTGCGCACCATTGGGCTAATAGAGGATTTAGGCATCCGTAGAGCGCTCTCATCGGGCTCTCAAGGCATTGTGTGTGCCATCACCCAGCAAGGTTTAGACATGGTTAGGGGCTGGGCATGAAAACCTACACATACGAACAAATGTTCATAGCCGTACTGTTCGGCTGGTCCCTCTCATGGGCTTATTTCAAGCTGACCGCCAGATACTGGAAGCGCTAATGCTGCCAACATGGGGCTATATCGCTCTAAGGTCAAAGGACAAACTAACAATGGTGCAGGTATTTACCGACCTGTCCACAGGCCTGATCGAGTACACCCAAGTCTGCACACGTGCAGAGTCTTGGCACTTGTGGGGGCCGCCAACAGAAGTTCAGAGATTTGATTAAGAAACTTATGGCACTACCGCTTATTCTCGCTTTATCCGTACCAGCGCATGCAAGTGCAGCTGCCGACCCCTACGCCAAATATGGTGGCGTACTGCCAGATCGTTACTATGACCAGTTAGCCCGGTGCGAAACTGGTGGCAACTGGCAACACTCCACTAAGTCATACACAGGGGGGCTGGGGATAAACCGCCAGACTTGGCGCACTTGGTCAGACACTTCTAGCGCTAAGGGCAGGACACCTAAGCAGCAAGTCAAGGTCGCTGATGCCATAGCGTTCAAGTCGCACATAAACCCTGATGGGCGTAAAGTGTGGCGAGTGGGGCCTTGGGGCTGGGGTTGTCTCAAAGGTCAAAAACATCTACAAGCTTTTATCTGTCAGTCAAGACACACCCTTGTTGTCAGATGGAAACGCAAATGCTAAACAAAGGAAAACAATGGAAACATCAACCGGCGAACTAATCGCCAAACTAACCAACATCAGCATGAACTTGGCTTTACAGCTCAATTTCAAAGATGCCGCCACAATTATGGAAGCCGTAGGCGTGCTACACACACTGCCAAACATTGCTGAAACCATCAGACACGAATGGCACCCGTCGAGTAACACTAGTGGGCCTGCAAAAGGCATCTCATATTTGAGCAGCGTAAAGTTGGCTGACAATGACTAGCGAAGCACAAGTGGGCAACATCGGTATTCACTATGTAACCAAAGACAACGTGACCTGCACAACTAATCATTGGGCTGATTTCAGCAGCATCAGCATTGACTTTGGCGTAACCACTGTCACGCTGTTCACCACTAATGAATATGTGGCAGCAATACGCAGAATACTTGGGGGCTGGTAATGGCTTTGGATTTTAACGATTACACTCCTAATGACCAAGTGGATGAGATTATTTACGAAAAGAACTTAGAAATCAAAGTTCTTAGGATGCAAATTACAGCTCTAAACAAGCGCATAGACAAATACCGAAACAGCATAATTGCCTTAAAACTTTCTATTGATGAGGATTACGCCAATGGCTTTTGACCTTTCCGATTACGAGCCAGTGGCCAGCAGGCTTGACCGCTTCCTCAAGGCACACCCTGATGCCAGAGTTATTACAGAGCTAGTGCACTATCTTGCCGATGTTGCTGTTTTCAAATGTGAGCTGTGGCTTGATGGTGACATTATTGCTACTGGCTGGGCAGAAGAAATACGCGGCCAAGGCAACGTCAATAAAACATCGCACCTAGAGAACTGCGAGACAGGTGCAGTAGGTCGAGCACTTGCTAATGCCGGGCTTAGTGGCTCTGATTTTGCTAAGCGCCCAAGCCGTGAAGAAATGGGCAAGGTACAGCGCATGCAAGGCGACAGCACTGTTACAGAGAACAGCAATTTGGCTAGCGATAAACAGCAAAACATGATTAGGGCTGTATGTAAAAGTATGGGCAAAGTGCCACCCCATAACTTGCAGGCCATGACTAAACGCGAAGCCAGTGCATATATTGACACGCTCAAAGCAGGCGAAACACCAGCGCCCAGCTATGACTCACCAGAAGAGCCTTTCTAATGATTGACCCGATACAGACAGGGCCTAGACAGTGGCACTACCCACAATGCGATAGAAACGACCTAACAGACCCTTGGGATAGATGCCCGAGGCTAATGTTTGAACAGATACAGCAGATGCATTTGGAAATGACAATTATGGCAAACAAAAACCTGCATTTGTCAGCAGAAATAAACCGCTTGGAAAGGCTAAACCATGCTTGACCTATTCAGCCTTGTAATAATGCTTGTAGCTGTGTTTATGTGTGGATTTCTACTAGGCGCAAAATGATCGGAATTAGCGAAGCATCTTTCCTACAGCAAGTCAAGGCGCTCGCTTATCTACATGGCTGGGCCTTTCACCATGCAACACCATCCATGACCAGCAAAGGCAAATGGATAACTACTGGCGCTGTGGGCTTCCCTGATTTGGTGCTGGCACATCGAGCAC